AGCCCCGCAACCACAAGGTGGCGCAAGAAAGAAATCATTCTGCGCTAGGATGTCAGGGATGCCCGGACCAATGAAAGACGAGAACGGCAAACCAACTAGGAAGGCTGCAAGTCTAAAGAGATGGAAATGCTAAACGTGATGGAATTGTGGACAAGCGCACTGACTATACTAATAGCAGTCATAGCCTATATGATGAATGAAAAGTTTACAGAGTTAGCCCGTATTGGTATATTGTTAAACAAAACCAGAGAAGAGGTAGCCCGTGATAACGTCACTAAAGCAGAAGTTGACCGAATTGTTGAACACATTGATGCAAGGTTTAACAAGCTTGAAAACAAAATTGACCAACTTATTAGCAGATAAAAATGCCAAGTAGCAGTAAAAAGCAACACAAGTTTATGGAAGCAATAGCACATAATAAAGCTTTTGCTAAGAAGGTAGGGGTTCCACAGTCTGTGGGGCAAGAATTTTCAAACGCCGACAAAGGCAAAACTTTTAAAAAAGGTGGTGATACTATGGCTTCTAAAATGAACCCAAAAATGATGGCAATGATGGCAGCTCGTAAAAAACCTTCTATGCCTGTAGGCGGTCGCATGGGCGCTGATAACCAAATGATGCAAGCTGGAGCCCCACAACCCGGAACTCCCGGAATGCCTATGAAAAAAGGCGGAATGGCTAAGATGGCTAAAGGCGGTATGGCTAAAGATGACATGGCTAAAGATAAAAAAGTAATTAAAAAAGCCGTAGGTATGCATGATAAACAGCAACATGGCGGTAAAAAAACTGATTTAGCTACTCTTAAAAAAGGTGGCATGGCTATGAAGAAAATGGCTGGTGGCGGACTAGCTGCTGGGCATAAAGCTGCTGATGGTGTTGCAAGTAAAGGCAAAACTAAAGGTACTATGATTAAGATGTCTAAAGGCGGAAGGTACTGCTAATATGAAAGAGTTTGTTAAAAGCTTAAGTGACAAGGCTAGTAACTATCTAGATAGTAAAGGACTAGCTAATCCTGTTGAAGTTATTAATGAAGAACTTGGTGGTGAGACTCGTGAAGAGTCTAAAGTTCGTAGAGAAAAAGCAAAGGAGAAAGCTGCTAAAGAAACTCCAAAATCAGATACTCCTAAAAAAATGGCTAAGGGCGGTTCTGCTTCTTCTCGTGCGGATGGCTGCTGTGTTAAAGGTAAAACTCGTGGAAAAATGATATGATAGCCTCTCGTGGAATGGGAGCAATAAGCCCATCTAAAATGCCTAAAGGAACAAAGAAAGCCCGTAGAGATGATACGGACTTTACTCAATTTGCCGAGGGTGGTAAAGTAAACGCAGCTGGTAATTACACTAAACCTAGTCTTAGAAAGCGTATAGTTTCTCAAGTTAAAGCCGCAGCAACACAAGGAACAGGCGCAGGGAAATGGTCAGCCCGCAAAGCTCAATTGGTAGCAAAGAAATATAAAGCCTCTGGTGGAGGGTATAGAGATTGAAAGCGCCACAACAGTCTTTAAAAAATTGGGGAGACCAGAAATGGACTACCAAGTCAGGCAAGAAGTCATCTGTTACAGGTGAGCGGTACTTGCCAAAAAAGGCTATTGAAGCATTAAGTCCACAAGAGTACGCAGCAACTACTAAAGCAAAACGAGCAGGTAAGGCAAAAGGTAAGCAGTTTGTAGCACAACCGAAAAATATAGCAAAGAAAACCGCAGGGTATAGATAATGGCATTAACATCCGGAACTAGCGTATTTAACCTTGACCTAGTAGAAATGGTTGAAGAAGCCTTTGAACGCTGTGGTTCACAGTCTCGTACTGGCTATGATTTAAAGACTGCTAGAAGGTCGCTTAATTTGATGTTAGTTGAGTGGGCTAACCGAGGTATTAACCTATGGACGGTTGAAGAAACAAGTATTATTTTAAATCCGAATCAAGGTATATACGCAGTTCCAGCAGATACGGTAGACATTTTAGACTTAGAAACTCGTACAAACAATGCTGATACAACTAACCAAAGTGATATTAATCTCTCTCGTATATCTGAGCCTACTTACGCTACTATACCTAACAAACTAACTACGGGTAGACCAATTCAGGTTTACTTTAACCGTCAATCTGGTAATAGCGACACAACCGAATATCTCTTAAAGACAGCTATTAGCGCAACAGATACAACTATTACATTAAAAACCGCAACTAATAACGATATTGCTAACTTAGACTTAAGGTCAACTGGTTTCATTAAGATTGGCAATGAAACTATCGCTTATACAAACATTGTTGGAAACCAACTCCAAAACTGTTGGAGGGGACAAAACAATACAACAGCAGCCACACACGCAATAGGAGACGCTATTACAGCGCAGTATTTACCATGTGTAAACCTTTGGCCTGTACCAGCTACTGGGACGGTCTACACGCTTGTTTACTGGCGTATGCGTAGGATGCAAGATGCTGGTGGCGGTGTTAATGTACAAGACGTACCATTTAGGTTTATTAACTGTATGGTAGCTGGACTATCGTATATGTTAAGTGTAAAGATTCAAGGTACAGACCCACAGAGAATTATATTTTTAAAAGCTGATTACGAAGAACAGTTTGGTCTAGCGTCTACAGAAGATAGGGAGACTGCCCCGCTTCGGTTTGTTCCACGCAACATGTTTTACTATAGATAATGCCTACTAATTATGCTTCTGGTAAGCACAGTATTGCGGAGTGCGATAGGTGTGGTCAAAGGTTTAAGTTAAGTCAGTTAAGAAAATTGACGATTAAAACTAGAATGGTTAGTATTAAAGTTTGCGACGAATGCTGGGAACCTGATCAACCGCAGTTACAACTGGGCCTCTATCCTGTTAATGACCCACAAGCAGTAAGGGAGCCAAGACCTGATATAAGTTATTACGCTTCTGGAACAAGTGGCTTACAGACTGAAAATGGCGATAACAACACAGTAGCAGAAGGTGGTTATCCCGAAGGTGGTAGTAGAGTATTTGAATGGGGTTGGTACCCTGTTGGTGGTTCTAGAAGTTTTGATAGAGCTTTAACTCCCAATGCATTAGTTGCAACGGGTACTGTAAATAGTGTAACAATCTCGACAACTTAGGAGTCTAAAATGGGATATAGAAGCGCAGCCGATGGCGTAACGAAAAAGGGCAGAACAGTAGGTAAAAACCTAGGTGATTCTGGACCAAATGTAAAAATTGAAAACGGACCTATGAAACATACTGTTGGCAAAACTAACAAGAATATGAAGTCTATGGGGCGGAATATGGCTAAAGTAGCCGCACAAAGGGGCAGATAATGGCTAAATTTTCTAACAAAGTAATGGGCAAAGAAGTTGGTTCTGCGTCTGTTTATGCTGAGCCACATACTATGTCTGGTAAGAAAAGTTCTATTCAAGCTGACAGCAAATACAAAACAGGCGCTGAATGTATGGATAAGATGAATATCTCTACTGGTAGTATTAGTAAAGGAAGCTATACTCCAGAAAATCCTAATGGCGAAATGAAGATGCGTGGTACAGGCGCTGCTACTAAGGGTGTAATGTCTAGAGGACCAATGGCATAATGAATTATGTGACGTTGTACCAAACAATCCAGAACTACGCTGAGAATACGGAATCGCTCTTTGTATCGAGCATTCCTACGTTTGTACAACAGGCTGAGGAACGTATCTTTAACATGATACAGTTTCCTTCGTTACGCAAGAACGTGACAGGGACTCTAACTTCAAGTAATCAGTATCTTTCCTTACCAAACGACTTTCTAGCTACTTACTCTTTGGCTGTAGTAACAGCAAATGGCTATGAGTACTTAATCAATAAAGATGTAAACTTTATTAGACAGGCTTACCCTAAAGCAACTGATTTAGGAACACCACAGTATTACGCCTTATTTGGACCACAATACACCTTAAACACTGAGTTATCACTCATTATTGGACCAACTCCTGACTCTAGCTATCCTGTAGAGTTACACTATTTCTTTTATCCAGCTTCTATTGTGCAGGGTATTGTTACGCTATTAGGCACTATTACTGGCGGCACAAACTACACTAGCGGAACTTACACAAACATACCACTAACAGGTGGTTCGGGCGCAGGAGCTGTAGCTACATTAACTATCGTTGCTGGTATTGTTACAGGCGTGACTCTGACTAATGGTGGTAACTTCTACATAGTAGGGGACTCATTAAGTTTTGACGCAGCTAATATTGGCGTTGGTTCTGGTTCTGGGTTTGCTATACCCGTGACTGCCGTTAATAATACAACTGGCACTTCTTGGCTAGGTGATAACTTTGACCCTGTTCTTCTGTATGGTGCAATGCGGGAAGCCATGATATTTATGAAGGGTGAGCAGGATATGGTCACTTATTACGAGCAGAAATTTACTGAAGCCGTATCCCTAGCTAAACGCCTTGGCGATGGTCTTGAGCGTGGCGATGCGTACCGTGATGGACAGACTAAACTTAATGTGAGTGGACCTAACTCGTGACCATAGTTCAAGGACAAACTACAAAGTTTAAGACTGATGCGCTCAGTGGACTGGTTAATTTTAATACTGGAACTGCTTATACTTACAAAATTGCTTTGTATACTGCAAACGCTGATTTAAATAATTCAACGGCTGTTTACACGACTACAGGCGAGGTTGTTGGCACAGGATACACAGCTGGTGGTAAGCCGTTAGTCATATCAAACATACCTACTGGGGATACTACAAACAATGTGGCTTACATATCGTTTGACCCAGTAACTTGGACGGGGGCATCCTTTACTTGTAGAGGTGCGTTGATTTACAATAGTACAACGAATGCAACAGTAGCAGTTTTGAATTTTGGGTCAGATAAAACAACAACGGGTACGTTTACAGTTACTTTCCCAACACCTAGCTCAACAACCGCAGTAATAACAATTTCTTAGGAGTAATTATGACAAACGAAAAAGCAAGCTGCGGTGATAACGCTGTAGCCTCATTACAAGCAAACGTAACTATTCCCGAAGGAATGGGTGTAGAGGGTTTCTATAAGATAGAGTGCCGTGATGCGGCTGGTAATCTAAAGTGGGATGAAGAGTTTCCTAACCTAGTCGTAGCTGTAGGTAAACAGCTGATGTTAGATACCTTGTTAAAAGGTACTTCATATAGCGTTACTGGACCGTTCCTAGGCTTGATTAGTAACAGCACAACATTTGCTGCGGCAGATACGATGTCTTCTAAGACATGGACAGAGTTTACTAACTACACAGTTGGTGGCTCGGCAGTTCGTGGAACAGCGGTGTTTGCATCAGCTACATCGGCTGGCACAACTCCAACTAACGTCACAACCTCTGCGGCAACTGCGATTACTTATACAATCACGGGCGCTGGTGGAACAGTTTACGGATGCTTCTTGGTAACGGGTACAGGAGCTGTTAATACACAAAGCTCAACTACTGGCGTACTTTATTCCGAGGGTAACTTCGCTGTGGCTAAAGCCGTAACTGCTGGCGATACAGTATCTGTAACTTATAGTACAACCGCAACTTCGTAATTAGGAGCCAATCATGGCATTAGTATTAAAGGACAGAGTTCTAGAGACCTGTACTTCTCCCGGTACAGGTACGATTACGTTATTAGGCGCAGTTACAGGCTATCAAGCATTTAGCACGGTAGGCAACGGCAACACTTGCTATTATGCAATAGCCGACCAAAATGGCGCTAATTGGGAATGCGGTATTGGTACTTACTCGTCTGGAACATTAGCCCGTACCACGGTACTTTCCTCATCTAATGCTGGCTCTTTAACTAACTTTAGTACTGGTTCACAGAACGTATTCCTAACTTATCCTAGTGAGCGGTCTGTTAATCTAAGTTCAGCCGCATTAACAAGTGGTCGTGTTGCTTACGCTACTACCGATGGTCTACTAACAGACTCAGCCAACCTTTTATACTCAGGTACTGACTTAACTGTTTATGGTCTTACTGTTGGTCGTGGTGCAGGTGCTGTGGCTACCAATACTGCGGTAGGTGCTAGTGCTTTGGCGGTTAATACAACAGGTGCAAACAATACAGCCGTTGGTTATCAAGCCGCATATTCAAGCACAACTGGATATATAACCGCATTAGGTTATCAAGCTGGCTATAACTATAATGGCGCAGATGTTATTGGTTCAACTTTTGTAGGGTGGCGTTCAGGTTATGCAACAACAACTGGAACTGATAGCACATTTATTGGCGCAAATGCCGGTAAAGCCACAACAAGTGGTGCAAATAATGTGGCAGTTGGCTCACAAGCACTCCAAGCTAATAGTACAGCATCTAATAATACAGCAGT